TTGGAATTAAACCCGCCGAAGTCTCCAATACCACTGAAGCCACCACTATTATTAGAAGTGCCGAATAAATAGTTGTTAATAGAGTTGCCAAATAAATTGGTGTTATTGGAATTAAACCCGCCGAAGTCTCCAATACCACTGAAGCCACCACTATTATTAGAAGTGCCGAGTAAATTGGTGTTAGTGTTACCAAGTAAATTGGTGTTATTGGAATTAAATCCGCCAAAGTCTCCAATGCCACCGAAGCCACCATCATTATTACCAAACATAAAAACCTATCGTAATTAGTTAATACACCATACTATACAACTAAACGACATTCAGTTACAATAATTTTAATAGGGTAGTATTAAATTAAAAGTTATGCTGTAAGCTACCTATAATTTAGTATAATAATAGAAATTAGTTAATAATTTTATGAAATACTATGAGAAATACATGATGTTTATAGGTCCATTAGGGAATTTAATGTTCTTTTTGCAGGCTTATAAGATATATATTACAAAAACAGCTATATCCATCTCTGTTGCAGGATTTTCACTCAGCTTAGTTGGTTTAATAAGCTGGTTGTTGTATGGTATTTTTTTAAAAAATAAATCTTTGATAGTATCAAATACAGTTGGATTTATTGGTGCATTATTGGTACTAATATGTAGTATAATTTATAGTTAGTTCTTCAATTGGTTTAAGCTATCCATTCTTGCTTGTTGCACGCTCAGATTGTCTGGTTCGATTTCAAGAAATCTGTTGTAAGCCTGTATTGCTTCTGCATATCTTTTTAATTTATGGAGATTCTTACCCTTTATACTATACATGTGCAAACTATCATTGGGATTGTACTCAATGACCTCATCGCAAATTCTAATTACTGCCTCATAATTGCCCGCCTTGGCATGTCTTATGATTTCGTCTAAGTGGTTATTTGCCATTAAACCTAAGAAAAATTCGCATTTTCTTCTTTGTGAAAATCTCCATTATTTATTAAAATTTCTAAATATTTATTTCTAGCTCGAAGGTCTTCATTTAACTTACGCGCTATTTCTAAAATCGTTACTTTTCTCCAAAAAACATTATAAGATTTGCAGTCAATTTTCATGAGTTCTTGACGAAGTCGTTCTGCTTCTTGATTTCCTGCTTCATCTAGTCTTCTTAGCGCAATTTCATATTTTTTGATCATGTCCTCAACCACTTTTGCTTTTACACACATAAAAAAACAATAATTATTTATTTAACTAGAGTATATTTGAATTAAATAAGCAAGAAATAAATACAACTGGTCTAGCGCTATGTGTATATAGGTGGATGGTACCTTAACGTGTCTAAATACAACTCTTATAAGATATAGAGGTTAATATGGCTCGTCATTTAAGAGGCGGATAGCGCCTTCAAGGACTTCTTCTACAACAGATCTATCAGCTTCATCGCCAAATTCAATGCCGTGGGATGATATAAGTTCTATAATCATAGAACATGAAATTTCATTGTTTAAAAGCTTATCACGTCCATAATATTCTATTGTCATAGCGATACAAAACACCTTTCTCGTCTCGTACTCTAATTCTTCTTCTATTTTTGGTAAATTGCGTTCAATGACGCGTTGCACAATATGTTTAGATTTTTTAGCTTTTTCTAATATCCTCTTTAAAGATCTGAGTAATTCATTTTGCAAACCAATCTTAGTACTGATCGTAACCATATTGTTATACCTTTATTTGTTTGTGTGCAGCGGGTGATGGCTCAACGTCTTCAAAGCTATGAGTCTCGGTATATCCATTCTCTATAATGTGCTTAATATAGTAGGCTAGGGCTTTTTCGGCGATAAAGGCTTTAGAACGATGAAGTTTTTTAGTTATATCTTTAAGGGATTCTTCCGTGTCTTGAGAGATTCTGCACGTTACAAAACCATAATAGACAACAGGTTTTCTACGGACTGGGGTTTTTGGAGTATTGTTAATGGAATTCATATATTTACTTATAATAATTACATGTTGGTGTATTTATAATTAAATAATCAATATAATTAATTAATTAATAAAGAATATATTGAAAGTAGGCTGTGCTATATAGGCGATAGATGGTACCTTAACGTGTCTAGAATTGTTATGCTGATTCAATTTGCATTAATTTCTTTCCACGTTCTGTAAGCGTTCCATCTGCTCGCACATAGGAATAAACCACCTCTCTTTTAATGTTAAAATTTTGCGCAAGGTGCGTAATATTAGTAGTTTTATCCTGCATAGCAGTTACAATAAGCCTTAACTTCTGTACGTCAATCTTTCTAGGTCTTCCACCGCACCTACCTCTAGCTCTAGCTGCTGCTAATCCTGCTTGTGTTCTTTCTATTATTAATGCACGCTCATACTGTGCGATATTTGCGAATATATTAAAAATCAACATACCATGCGCTGTTGTTGTGTCGTATTGCTCAGTTATGACCTTTAGCCCTATTTTTCTTTTATTTAAGTCTTCTATTATCTCTATTAAGTGCTTTAAATTTCTCCCGAGTCTGTCTAGCTTCCATATAACCAGGGTATCCCCTTCCATTAATGCTGCGAGACAAGTGTTAAGCCCGGGTCTGTCGTCAAATTTACCCGATGCATAGTCTTCATAGAGATCATCGGGGCGTACTCCAGCATCTAATAAGGGTTGTCTTTGTAAATCTAAAGTTTGCGAACCGTCAGATTTTGAGACTCGCATATAACCAATTTTCTTACTCATATAACTACCTGTAATTAAAGATAATTTAATTATATGAAGATTACATTGTTTTGTCAAAGACTTAAATTACACTTTATTACTGATAATAACTATAATATTGGTAGTGTAATTTAATCGGTCGTTTAAATTACACTTAATCTCAAGTCACGACATACCGCTTAAACAAAGGGGCGGGAGAACTTTTTTTATATAAAACATGAGTGATTGCAATATAAATTTAAAATAAAACCTACATAATTAGCAGGTTATAGCCAGCATTAATTAATTTAAAAAAATACCTCGAAGAAGTTTTGGTTTTGTTGACAACATGAATTCAATAATATTAACTCAATTAAGCAATCAATGGTTGGATAATTATGAATAAGATAAACTTTATTACTAAAGAAATGATACTATACAAAGACGAAGATACGGAGCAGGAGAAAGAAAGAAAAAAAGAACTTAGAATTAAAATTTTAAATATGTTGCTTTTTAGTCGTACAAGCGCAACGTTAGTGCAACGCAAAAATGAAGCAAATGAATATTATAGTAATCTGGGTAAGCGAACGAGATATAGAAGCATAGTTGCTGCTCACAAAAGACTAAGAACATTAAATACATTGAAGTGGGACACTGACCCCTTTCTTTTTTCTAAATTTTACCTTAAAGATCACAACGAACTTGGGTACGTCTCTAATAAATACGTACTTATAGAATTCATCAGTATACTAGAAAAATTACTCGACACGGATATCTGCGTTCGCTTCAAAAGAAAGAACCTAGCCCCTAAAGGATATATTCCAGCAGAAGCGGCTTCATAATAAAAAACTCTCTACATCCTCGTTAAACTAACATAATCAGCATATTTCTTGCCCATTAACCTTTCCAAGCTATATCGTAATGCATCGATTGTGTGATTATTATTATCTACTAAATCTGTTGTAATTTCACCGCTTCTTGCTTCTACCTTGTAACTATATAAATCAAACTCTCTAGCCACAGCCTTGCATCTTGGATGTATTATTACTTTATCGAACGCCCTAATAAATGCTATCCCGTCTTCAACCGAACCCTTGCCCTTTTTTGCGGGTGATACGTTATAACCTTGCCTTCTCATAAAACCAATAGTCTCAGGTCTAGCCGAATCAGCTATAATTCTATTGTTTTTAAAATAAGGTATATGCTTTTCGCAATATTCGCCGATGTGATCTATCTCAAGTTGTAATTTAAAAGCTTCATGCGTAATAAACAAAGTATTATTTTTAATAAAGCAGCGGATTGCCGCTGTTGCATCGACGGAATAACCAAAATCTAAGCCGTAATAGGCAAAAGTTTTAGGATCTTCTTCGAAATAATCAACAACCCAACAACCCTTAAACACTTGGGCATCAGCGTGTTGTAACGTCTCGCCTTCCCATATATGTTGATAGTGTTCTGGGTACTTGATCATGTCGTATTTACGCTCCTCATCCAAAGTCTCAGGGAAAAAAGGATTGTCTCTCCAGTTTATCTTCTTGATGTAAGAGTTCGGAGGCGGCATTGATGATAAAAACTCATGATAAATTATATCAGTTTTATACTTGGGATTAAACGTCACCCAAATTTGTGACCCATTTTCACGAATCGTCGGTTTTATAACTTGCCAGCTATCTTTGCTTAAAGTATCCCCTTCTTCAATCCATAGATGTGTGATACCAACCATCGACTTTATAGACGATATATTTTGCCTTAGTCCTTTAAATATAAATCTACTGCCAGTGACTGGTGATACTATAATATCTTCTAGCACAGTGAAAAAGTTTTCTAAATTCAAATCATCTATTCTTTGTTTTAGCAAAGAGTAAACACTATCCCTAATTGAATTTTGAAATTCACGACCGCATAGTACAAGTATTCTTTTTTGCATTGCAAGACTTAATAAAGCGCTTGCCACGCCATAAGACTTGCCAGAGCCTCTGCCGCCGTAAAGCACGCAATACCTATATTTTTCAAATAAAGGAGCTGCCCAAGGTAATAAATTTATTTTTATATTTTGTTTTGGAATAATGCTTTCAAGTCCAGTCACTTACTTCTCAGCATTAAATTCAATCGTCACGCTCGGCAGTGTACCGCCGGTCTCGAGGCTTAATTGTGTTTTCTGGTATTCCGACCATCTCGCCCGAGTTTTCAAATAAAAAATCATAGCCCCTAGATCCCCAGACAAGGCTTTCTGCATTAACTTACTTGCTACTACTCTATTGCCATAAGCCTTTCCCTTTTTAAACACGGATAGCGCTTCTGGCTGCCGTTCTAGCATTCTTTTAAAACTTTCTCTCTCGATTTGATAGTAATCAGCAAGATCTTGAAGTGTCATAAACATTGCACATCTTTCTAACTCTTTTAATTCGAGTAATGTAAAACGTCTTTTAAGCTTGCCTTCTTGTTCTTTATATCCCCCAAATTGCTTTAAATTAGACTTTTCGAATCTTTTATATTCAGCTGTTAATCTTTCCTCCTCCTCCACATCTCTAACAATCTCCACCCCTTCCTCTACTTCTCCAGCATATTTTTCAAACAGTTCCTTTATTTGCACTTTTTCTTCTTGTAGCAATAAAAGCCTAGATTCATCATCTAACGGATCAAAATCTTCAAGGGTTATCTCATTTTGTGGTCTTATCTTTTCGTCTTCAGGTTTCTTTTTTTTCGTTGCCATATCTGTTGTATGCTTTTGCAGCTAATAGTTACTTATTATTTCAATAATTGCAACTATTAGTTGATTTATGAGCCAAAAAAAAACCAAAAAAGAAAAATACTACAAAAATCGATCATTTTTTGTAAAAAACTGAAAATCAATCAAAAGTCGAAAAAGTACATCACCTTGTGATAAACTTTTGACCCTCTAAAAAATAGTTTATCACGCACTCCGAACCAGATATAAAGCGGACTTTACATTTGTAAAAAATGTAAAATGATGAAAGTGATGAACTTTTTCCCTACCTTTTATGAAAAATGTACGTATATCAAAATTGAAAAAGATATATCGTAAAATTATGAGCTTCCGAACCAGATAAAAGGCGAGTCTTACGTTTATAAGGT